CTGTGCAAAGCCGTTTGCCATCGCCATGTTGGTGCCGTTGACAAGCTGCGCCTGCTGGTAAAATCCGTCGCAAAGTCCCTGATTTACACTGTCGATCTTGCGCTCGACATTGGCAAAATCAGAGGTCAGAACATAACCGTCCATCACGCCGTTGCCGCCGCCACCGAAGCCAAAGCCGTTCCCCCAGCCGCCGAACGCGGCGAAAATGAGGAACAGCACGATCCACCATGCGCCATCGCCGCCCCAGCCGAAGCCGTTACCGTTGCCGGTGTTGGCAGGAGCAACAGGCATAGTCAGCATGGTGCCGTCAGAGGAAAGAGACATAGTATCACTCCTTTTGAAAAAATATTTATATCAAACCGTGGCCACGATTTTGATTACTTGAAAAGCCCCTGAAATTGGTTCGCCATTGACTGTATCTTGTTCAACTGATCTTGTGAGATTTTGCCGCTTTGCAGCATCTTTTCTACTTCCGCTCTTGGGTCGCCTTTGAAACTTGCCTTAAACTGCTTAAACTGCTGCAAAAGCTGAGGAAAGCCGCTCATCGACCCTGGCATCTGCCCACCGCCAAGCGCATTGAAAAACGGATTGTTACTCATCGTCCTCGTCCTCCTCTACCTTGCGCTTCTTCTTGCCCTTTATTTCGCCCACAAGCGCCGCCAACGCGTCGAACTCCTTACGGGTCACATATTCCGGTGCGGGAGCTTTCTGCGCGTCAGGAGCGCTTGCAAGGCGTTCCACAAGGTCATACGTCTTGAGGGTCGGCTTGCCGCTTGCGTCGGCCTGTTTTAGGTACACCACAGGAGCCGTGCTGTCCCACAGCGCAATAGCAGAGTTGGGCGCAATCAGCCAATTCTCTGCCTCCTGCCTACCGGATACCCACTGTACGCCGCCCTGCGCCACCGGGTTCTGCATGGGTGGAATTTGCGGTATCTGCGGCGGCATGGTCTGCATCTGCTGCTGCCGAAGCTGGGCAAGGTTGTCCTGCATTGGCTGCGGGTAATAAGGGTTGAAATACGGGTTAAATGCCATAGTTACGCCTCACTTTCTTTTTGCCAGTAATACAAAACAATTTCGTTTTCGCTGTTCCAGCTGTCGTAGATCACACCATCCTGCACACACACGACGTGCCCGGATAGCGCAAGGATAAACGTGCCTTCCGGGTGTTCATCGGCGAACCTACCGACTGTGTAGCAATCCGGGCAAGTATCCGGCACCATGTACCGCCTGTAGCCTATCCGCCGCAGATACGCACCCCACACGGCGTTGGCGGAGGGCATATCACCTTCCAGATACCCCTCCACTGCCATAGCAAGGTACGTTTCGCCCCACTCTTTTCCGGTGGCTTTTGAAATAGCCCGCACAGTGCAATCTCCCACATTTTTCCCGTGCGGGTTTTCGTTGAAGTAGCTATACATGAGCCGCCACCAGCTCTATCACCCGCACATAGGCTTTTAGCCCCGGAAGGTCATCCTGATACGCCCAAATGATGTCCTCCGCCATCTGCTGTGTAAATCCCAAAGAAACCAGCTTTTCAACCATGTAAGTACCTCCGTTTCTTGCATTAAGCGTAACAAAAAACTGCCCATTAAAAGGGGCAGTTAAAGGGCGAATAAAGGTCGAAACTTGACGAAATATTTACTTTGAAAAACACTATGTTGTGATGTATAATAAAAAACAGCTACACCGGAATGCTCCCGGAGAGCTACCTCCTATTTGATGCGGCCGGTTTCCCCCTACCGGTCGTAAACAGAGAAACCGCACCGTTTAGGTGCGGTTTCTTTCTTCGTCTGCAAACTTTTGGTACGCTCTCCGGCGGCATCGCTTTACTGTTTCAGGTGAAACATTCAGCATAAGCGCTGTCTCACAATAGCTTTTCCGTTTCACATCACACTCAATTACGCACACCGCTTCATCTGGTGGAAGCTGTACGCTCATGATGTATGCAATCGCTCTTTTGGGGGACATCGTTTGCAATTTACGCCGTATCTGTTTGTGGTAATTGTCCATAACACGGTAATAAGCCGTGAGCTTGCGGGACTTAACGCCGGGGAAAGAGGCGGCTTGTCGTAGCTCTTTCCCGCCCAGCAGATTGATTTTACATTTTTATGAGCCTTACTCTCTCAGCAGCCGCCGCCACGTTTTCTCGCCCACGATGCCGTCTGCCGTCAGCCCGTTGGCGGCCTGGAACTGCGCCACCGCCGTCCATGTCGCTGCGCCAAAGTCACCGTCCGCACCGTATATGCCCAGGTAGTACCCTCTTCCCAGCAGCAGCTCCTGGAGCACGCGCACCTTGTCGCCCTTATCGCGCCGACTGAGCTGCGGAAACACCGCCGTAAAGCCGCCTGCGGCGCTCTCTGCGGGCTTGTCCGCTGCCGCACCCTCGGATACCGCCTTGAACGGGAAGCGCGTACCGGGGCACCCTGTGGCATTCACGTCGCTATGCCTCTGCACCTTGCTGATGCCGTACTTGTCCTTCAGGTACTGCACCAGCTCCTGCCCGGCCTTGCGCTGGGCGCCGCCCATCGTCTCGGTCATGAAGTTGCCTTCGAAGCAGATGCCGATGCTGTCGTAGTTGTTGTTCCCCGCGTGGGCGCCCACCACAGTCTCCGGCCGGCCGCGATACACGCTGCCGTCCTTGCGCACGAAGAAGTGATACCCGATGCCCGCCCAGCCGTTGGCCAGATGCCAGCTGTGGATCTGCTGCGCCGTACACTTGCTGGCGGCAGCGTGGTGTAGGATAATGCGCGTGGTGGAACGGCGCTTTGTCAGTGCGCCGTTCCACTTGTATGTAACCTCGTTAATCTTCATCGTCCGCCATGCCATCGGTCTCCGTCTTTACGCGGGACAACTGCTTAAACACCTGATTGACGCCCGTTGCGGTCAGGCCGGACATAATGCCCACGGCGACCGCCGTAAAATAGTCCTCTGCGGGGAAATCCGGCATGTGGAATGCCAGCGCCAGCGCACCGATGATGCCGCCGCACACGCCGCAAATGATGGGGATCCACTTGCTGTCCAGCGCCGAAGCCTTCACGATCATGCCGATCAGATAGCAGATGACGATGATAGCGGCAACAGTCGCCACTCCGATAGTGTTGATGTCCATAGTTTTTTCCTTTCCGGCTTTACGCCTCTCGTTTGATGGGCAGCTTCCTCACTTCCTCCATGACCCTTTTTGCACTGCCGTTGCCGCCCATCTTTTCATACGGCTGATACAGATAGTCATTGAGGTTTTCATACTCGTCTTGCGTGATGTACCCTCGTGTCACATACACCATACCCAGATGGATGATGCGGTCATGCGCCAGGCCCACCAGCATCTTCCGCTCCGCGTTGTTCTTGTCCGCCCGCTTCGATACCAGTGCCCACAAACCGCTGCTTGTCAGCACCGCTACCGCCAGCGGCACGGCGATCTGCTGTACCCACGATTCCATTCGCTCTCCTTTCTCACCCATACCACGGCTCGCTGCCGCCCGTCTTGGGGGACAGCGCCGGCTGGGTGCGTTCTATCTCTCCTGTGCCGCCCGGCGTGTCTACTGTCCCTTCCCCGCTGCTGGCCGCGATCCTCTGGCGCTCATCCGGCAGCTGCACTGTATGCGGGCAGCAAGCGCCTGCATACAGCGTAAGCGCTACGATACCGGCGATCAGAGCTGTCAGCAGCAGGTGGTACAGCGCTACAGCCTTACGCACTGGCAGTTTCCGTTGCCGTCAGGGTGGTGGTCAGATCGCCCTTGTAGAGGATCAGCGTGTTCTTCAAGCCCAGCGTCACTTCGGAAGTCAACGCGAACACAGCGATGGGCCGACCGCCAGTCTGGGCGGAGAACAGGCCGATGTGCGTCGCCTTGCCGAACTGCTGGCCCTCGTCGGGGGCATCCCACGTCAGGTTCACAGCGCCGTTGGTGATAGAGCCGCTGGCTGCGGCGTCCATGTCGGCCTTCAGCCGCTTGTAGCCGGTGCTGGCCTCCGGCTCGGGGAACGCTGTGCATTCTCCCGCTGTGTTAATGGTCGGCGCTGCCGTGGAGAAGCCCAGATAGCAGCTGTTGCTGGTGGGGATCAGAGATGTGCCGCCGCTGCCGAAGCGACCGTACAGCGCGTTCAGGATGTTGTTGCGTACATTCGTGCTTACCATAGTTTTACCTCCATTTTTAGTTAGTTGTGTTTTCTGGGATTGCCAACGTAATGTTGAGTTGCAGTGATTTCTTACCAACATATTTATATGTTGGAGTTGTTAGTGGCAAAAATACAGACTTTTCATAGTCATCCATCTCTGCCAAATAAGCGGATACGAGCTTTGCAGGAATGCCATCCGAGAATACAGTAGCAAGCTGTCCCTGGACAATAGACTCCGACAAATTGTTCGCTGTTTGAGGAGTTCCGTCCCGTACGGCTGTCATGTTCCATCCTTCTGTTAGTGTTACGTTACCCATATCACTTGTCCACAAGCCATCCAAGAATTTCTGCAATACTGTATTTACAAGCGTCTGCCCACCATAGCTATACCACGCCACATTAAAGTTAGATGCACCGTCGGCGATGATAACAGCCACCAATTCACTTGTAATGCCATAAGCCGGAATGGTGTTGCAATATCCGACAGCCAGAGGGTTACTACCTGCTGCGTTTGCAAATGACTTGAAACCAGTTTCGTATGTTGCCATCGTACCAGATGGAGTTTTCACGTTATACCCGGTCACACGTGTCCCACCGTCTGCCACAACAGGACGCATGATAAAGGGAATAGATACTGTATCTCCGCCTGCTGGGGAAAACACAGCGTTGATGGCCGCCTCCGGGAAAACAAATGAATAGTCCGGTGGGTACATGAAATTATCATAGAGCCAATTCTGCTGAAGCTCATCAAGACTTCGTTCCAAAACAGCCAGTAAACCAGCCAGCGTCTTTGGGTCGCTATCTGCAATAATAGGAATTGTACAAACGTGTTCCAAAGACATAAACGATGCCTTTGTACCACCTTCAAAAACAGACGCGAACTCTGAGGCCAAATTCGTCATGAGGTCTGTTGCAAAACTATTAAGGGTATCAGAGTTCAAGTAATTCTTAATAGTGTTTTCCCACAGATGCCAGTAGTTGTAGTCAGATGAAGCCCAATCCCACTTCCCGCTGGCTTTCGTCCAAAGGTCTAACCTTATGCCGGATGCCGGCCACACCGTGCGTATGGCACAACCATCTCCGGCAGGGTCGCCATACTGATAAATGGCGGCTTTATAAGCATCTACATCGCCGCCACCGCCAGCAACATTGGTTGTGACAGTCACCTTCGTCATAGCATCGTACCCACTGTCCGGAATAACATCAATAGTGCCATTGGAGGTTATAGACACCGACTTTTCCTGCATGGTAGGCGGTAGCTGGAATATAACGTCACCACCACCGTCTGCCGCCGGAATTTTAATCTTTGGCACACCGGTGTAGTCAATTTCTACCCCAGTTCCGTCTTTCAGTTTTATATTCTTTCCAGCCATACGCCCTCCTTATGTAACGCTCAAGACACTGTCTGCATCTTGCTCGGCCGAGTATACCTGCGTAATGCGCAGCGTACCGTCTGCCTCCTGCACCGGGTATTCCCAGGGCAAATACGCCGTACCAACCGCCTTATGCTTCAGCATTAGCCCCGCCGACGCCAGAGCTTCCGCCAGCGTCAGTACCTCCGGCTGCGTCTGTGTCCCCACCGCCAGCTGGCTCTCACCATGACCATCGGCCATTATCAGCGTTTCCGGCTGTATAGCGCTTCCTATGGCTATCTCAGAAGCCACAACGCCGTCCGTACCATCACCGGCTTCACCATCTGCCAATGTGGTTATCCGCTCCATGCCGTCAAGCTGTCCGTCGGCAAAGATCACTGCGTCACCGGCAGAAGCGGTCTGCACCAGCTGAAGCGCCGACGATGCTTTGTCATCTACCAGCGTCGCTGCCACGGCAGGCGGTACGGGTGTGGTCAGCGTCAGCGTGTCACCGGTTTCAATGGGCAGAAGCACCAGCGCAACCGCAGGCGGGATCGTTGTCTCCATCGTCAACCCATCGCCCACATCGCCCACAGGCACTAAGCCCAGGGCCACAGCTGAAGGTACAGACGTGGTGAGCTTCAGCAGCTCCTCGATCTGCTGCTTGTTGACGATAATGTCCTTGCCCAGCGCCGTATACTGCAACAGCAGGTTCTCCAGTGTCGCGCCGTTGGGCGTTCCTGCTGCCGTAGACTCCGCCGCAGTCAGCAGTGTCAGCAGCTCACCTGCGCTTCCGTCTGCCATACCGTGGGCTTCCGCCGTTACGTTGGCCGTCATAGCCAGTGCTTCAGCTGCATCTCCCGGCACCAGCACCGCCACCACGCCGTCTGCCGTGTTCTCAAAGGCCAGCTGCGCGTGGTCTTCACCGGGGATCTTTTTTACGTTCTGCCACACCAGCACGCTGCCCAGATACACCTCGCTGTGGTAGCGCCCGCCCATATACACCGCGCCGATCTGCCCGTTGAGATAGATCATCGGTCATTCCTCCTCGCGGATCAGGTATAGCACATTGGGGTCGGGGTCCGCCGGCAGCGCGTCCACGCTCTGCACCTCCGTGATCTTGGCCAGCGCCGCCGGCAGCCGTGTGCCGTCCTCGTCCACCTGCACGTCCGGTGCGTTTACCAGCGGGAATGTACCGCCATTTTTGGGCTTAAGCCCGGAGATCAGTTCAACACTTCCGTTATATGCCATGTCTCTCTACCTCCTAACTCACCGTCACGGTGGTGCTGCCCAAACCTGCATTGTCGCTGCGCCACACCTGATAGCTCTCCGTGTAGCCGCTGGGGTTGGTGTAGTCCAGTGTGGCAACCTTGCTGAAGCCGCCGTCGAAGCCGCCAACATTAAAGTTCGGTGTACCGTATCGGGCAGGGCAGGCATACCAGATATATGCACCACTCGCCGCGTTGACGGTAAACGTCTTGCCTTTGCCACCTTGCAGCGACTTTGTCAGCGTCCGGATGAACGCGCTGTCGATGGCAGCAGGCGCTGCCGCCGCGCCGGTATACACACCGTTTAGCCACTGGATGCTGGCTGTTTTGGTTTCCTCTGCGCCTCGTGTGTCTTTTACATAGATAGAAACGGAAAGCGTTCCAGAGTTTTTTGTTTGACTCTTTATAGAGGCCCATGCGTCTGCAGCATCTCCGCTCAAAGCTGTGGTACTGCGCGCATTTACGTTTGCTGTGATCGTTGCATCTCCCGCACCTGTTACGATAATGGTCTGCTCTGTAGGAGTTTTGTTCAGCACCCACGCCGCATCAAACCCGGTCACAGATGTGCCAATTTCTTGCACAGACGCTTTATTCAAGGACAGCGATGTAATAGCCATACCTGTGTAAATGCTCAATGTTCCATCTGCGGCAATGTCAAAGTCGGCACTGGGTTTTACAATTCCAGCGGAAGTAGATGTGGCTATTGTTGCAGAATGTGTATTTGCTTCGTTGATAGCTTGAACCAAATTGCCTTTTTGCGTTGTCTCAAGGTCGGACAGTTTTCCAATCGCCGCATCCAGCAAATCAGCATTTGCGTTCAAGTCTGCGACTTCTACATAGTCAGTGTTGCTCGGTTTTCTGAGTTCAAGGTTTGCAGTTTTAATCATACTGCCACCTCTTTACTTCGCCGGGTCGTACCCAAGCACAAGCGTCATGCTATATACCTGCTCAGACGCAACGTAGCTCACGTTTACATCTCGGATAACGTTGTAAGTGCCCTGCACAGGAACAGTGAACGCGGTATCACCGTCTCCGTCCACGATTTCTACCGTTGCAAACGATGGCTCAGACGCAAGCGCGTTTGCCGCCGGGACGCTTGACACTTCTCCCAGACGGCCCGTCCACGCAGCACTCAACGTTTTCCGTAGCAGGCTTTCGCCAAAATGGCTGATGTCTACAGCTCTCTGCATTTCTGTGTTCTTGTCAAAAACAATCTTCATAGTTTGCGTCCTCCTTGCTATTTGTTGTTGTAATAGATTATTGCGCCGTTTAGCGCAGTTTTTAATGATCCCGCTCCGTTGTAATAGCTTGCCAATATGCTGTCTCCTGCGTTTCGCGTTTTTGGCGTTGCACCATGCCCCGCTTGCGTGGCAATGCAGTTTCTGACGGCATTAAACGCAGACGCTGTTATCTTTCCGCCAGGTGATACAGGCGAGTAAACAAAAGACCCTCCATTTGCTTCTGCCAACGTTGCCAACGTCGAACAAAGCCTGTTCCACCTTGCCGCCGTCAGGTTGGACAGCGGTAGCCCTGCAGCAATAACGTTGTTGTCATTACTACCGTCTGCGCCGTCCCAGTAAAAACGCTCTATGCCCCGTGTCCACTGGGCGGAAAAGCGGTTGATGGTGGGAGCGGTCGCATCTTTGGATGTAGCGACCACTGGTGCGTTGCCGGTGTAGACTACGCCCGTGGCATCTCTTTTCCAGCCGGTGAAGATGTAGCCCGGCCGACTTGGCGTAGGCAGAAGCGTCACGTTGAACATGGCGGACGTAGAATTAACTACCGAGATGGAGTCGTACTGCGACGGATAATAGTTCCATGTCCTGCCATCAGAAAACATACCACCGTTTGCGTCTGCACGAACGTTGTAAAACGTATAAGTAGTCGGCGAGGGAGATGACTCTGCAGAGATATATACCGTGCGGTTCGAGCCGGTATAAGCTACTTTCCAGCTGTAGTCGATAGTGACCACACCGTTTGACGCTGTGCCGATTTGGTTTCTGTCTGAGCCATCGCTATTGCTGTCCCAGTAAAACGTTCCAGACCACCCGGACTGCACAACGGCAAAGTTAAATCCCAAATCGTAGGAGTAATTGAAACTGCTGGTGCTGCCGTTTCTGCGATACACGGTGACGCCATTGCCAAAGGTAAGCTCCCGCACATAGTCGGTCTGAAAAACGACAGTTAGTGTTGCCGACATAACGCCTCCTTACCCGAAAACAGCTCCGCCGCCTCCTGATACAATGGTGTCCCAAGTGTACTGCGTACCGCCGTACTTTATCCCCATAGTATTAAGTGTTGCCACCACAGCACCAACTTTGCTACCGATATAAACTATGGGCGCGGTCACGCTGGTCGTGCTAAACTCCGTAGCTTGCAAATCTCCTACAAACAACTCAGAAAGCTGGTGTGTCGCGTCGCTCAACCTTGCAGCGGGCATATACCCGGTGAGCTTACTGCAGGACAAATTTTCAATGTCTGCATTGGTAACGGTCAGGTTGTAAATGTTCGCACCGTCCACCTGCAGGTTTGTTGCGTCGATTTGACTCGCGGACAACGTCCCCGATACGTTAACAGCGTTTACAGTTAGGTTTAGCGTATCAGTGCTCAACTCCGTTTGCCCCGCTCTAAGCGTAAATGTAGAGCTACCGTTGCGGCTGCTGACGGAAAGCGAGATGCTGTCAATAGATTGGTCAATCATCGACTGTGCCGTGCTGCCGTTTATTTTCCCGCTTACCTGCGACTGCAAGCCGGACAAAGAAAGTTCCAAAGAAGAAATGTCTCCCTCTGTATTACTTACGCGCACACCAAGACTATTAGTCGTGGCTTTTAGCGAAGTAATTTCGCCCTCTGTCCCTGTAATACGAACGTCAAGCCCGTCCGCCGTAGCCTCCAGCGAAGTAATGTCTCCTTCTGCGTTTTCGATCCGCGTTTTCAGCCCTGCCGCAGTAAGTTCCAGTGATGTAATGTCACCTTCGGCATTGCCTATCCGGCTTCGCAGACCGTCTACATCCAGCGTCAGATCGTGGTATTTCCTTCCCGCACGCCAATTTTCACGCTGTTCTTTGCTGGTGACGGGCCGTGCCACATTTCCAGTGCATCCGTATGTTGCTCTTGTAGGAGTAATGGTCGCTGTAAAAACAGGAATTTTCCGGGTTTCTCCCTCTACCGTCGCGGTAATAATGTCACCAGCCTGAATGCTGGGATCGCAGAGAGCCTTAATGCTTACAGGGCTGTACGACGCAAAACCGTTAAGCCGCGCATAGATGGACTGCGCCATCGTCTTCCCCTGCGTTTGATTTGAGAATGCAAGAAATGGGTTATCAACAATTTGGTATCCGTTATTCCCGCTGCCTACCGTTACGCCCACGTCATCAGAGTCTGCCAGCAACTGTACTGCAGTAATGATTGGCACGTTGTATTCGGCTGTCTCTGCTGTAAAATATCGGTTGGCGTTGATCTCCGGTGCATTTGTTGGTGTTAAGAACCACGCCAGCTCCAAAGCGCCATCGCGGTCAAATCGAGCATACGAGCATCCGGCTTCCGCAATATACCGGAGAACGTCCCGATAAGTCAGCCCGTCAGCGTTCAGCGGGTTCTTTACAAGAACATTGGCATTGGGATATGTATTGCTTGTTTTCAGCGTTACTTCTAACTGCGCGCACATCCTTTGCAACAATGTATGCAGAGTAAGTCCGCCGCCCCACGAGATGCTGTTCCACCAGTTTGAAGCGTCAGCGTCAAACTTTTCCATGCGATCCATTCCTGTAACAGAAACCTTTTGCACACGCCGCTTTGGTGCGCCAGCGGTAAAGATGCCGAGTGGGCAGTATTCCCATGTGTCTACTGATTTTGCAGTAAACTCATGCAGCATCCTACCGCGCCACGCCAGTCCGCGACCAGTCCACCGATTGAGTTTTTGCTCCATGAATTTGCTGGACTTAAAACCGTTGCTCAGTTCTCCCCATGTCTTGCCTTTGAGTTCACCCCAGGTGTCGCTTGTCAGCACTTCCCACGTGCTGTTTGACGGGTCTTTCAACGTCTTGTTTGTGTCATCCCACGTCCGCAGCCACACGTCGCCGTTTGCAGAGATAACGTATACATCATTGCCGTCCAGCAGCAAAGCGTTTACTGCAAACGGCGGCTGCACATTGGCCGTGCTGCCGTTTACCGTCAGATACGGCGCTGTGCTGTACCCGTCAAACCTTACCGCGTTTTCCGTTCCGTAGTTCATGATTGCGGTGCAAAATGCGTTACCGCGCGTCCATGCAGTGGAGCTTACCCTTACGCCGATGTACGGCGCACATTCGCCATACGGAAACTCGTTCAGCAATCCGTTTCGGTTCAACGCCGTGAAACTGATTTCTGCTCCGGGCGCTGCGCCCATTTGAAGATCCTCTTCGCTGTTAAGCAGCTCCTGCAAATTCAACGGATTTGACTGCGCAATGTCCTCATCTGTAAAAAAGGTGACGCCGGAAAACCGTACCAACTGGCGCACCCTTGCGCCCCGCGCGAAACACGCATTGTGAAATGCGCTACTTACCTGGTACATTCTGCGTCACCTCCTTAGTATTCGATAAAGGCATATCGAACAGATGAGTAGTAGATATTGCTGCTGTCGTATGTGTCCACCGAAAAGGTCGGGTTGGGCATATAGCAATCTGCCGTCTTGTAACTGTCCGTCTCCATGTCGTAATACTCCACGGTCACGTCACGGCCCAAGTTGTCCGGCTCAACGCCCAGTATGCTGTTGATAATAGCCACATCATCATTAGTGATAGCCAGTGTCTCAAACTCGACCTTGACAGGCATGTGGGCGCATACGTCGCGCTGCAGAACACCAGATGCCACGCGCCCGGAGTCCACGTCAAGCCGCTGGTTTGGCGTTGTCTTGTAGCTGCTGGAAGCAATGTATTTCGTTGGGAACAGCGTCCCGTTGACTTTAATAAGGTATCCGTTAAATGCCATACATTACCCCTTTACTCGTGCGTATGCGGCCAGCGACTGGGCAACCCAACGCCCCGTCGCGCTGTTTGGCGTCCCCAGCGTAGAGTCCTTCGCCGCCGTCGCCCTGGTGTAGTCCTCAATAGCCTGAATGTTGCCGATCATGCCGGTAGCAATGAACGCAGAGACAATAGCCTGTGCAAGCTGTGGAGACATATTTGCAAACGTCTGCGCCACGGCCTGCTGGATAGTTTCCAGTGGAGCTTCAACGTTTGTCCCGCGCTTCTGGTCGCCCAGTACCGCCATAAACTCGCGGTTTGGAGGGATAACTGCTCCTTTTGCCAGTCTCGGGATTTGCAGCTCTGTAATGGGCCTAAAGTTAAACCCAAAAGATCCTCCTCCGAGCCAATCTGGGATTTTAATTTGGATGGTGTTGATCTTGCTGATAAGCCAGTTAATACCCTTGATGATAAGGTTTACCGCCGCCTCAAAAACGCTGACAATGGTATTCCAGATGCCCCGGAAAATCTCTTTGATACCTTCCCACGCCTTTTTCCAGTCCAGCGTAAATACGCCGGTCAGGAAGTCAATCAAGCCGCCAAAGATTTGTTTTACACCCTTAATAACATCATTGACATAGGTTTTTGCCAGTTCAATGATTTCGCGGAAACGTCCGTTTGTCTTTTTGTTAAGCCAGTCCAACAGACTTGTCATCCCCATTTTGAACCAGTCCAGAATGCCAAACACAAAAGTTTTAACGCCGGTAAGCATTTGGATAACCGACTGTTTCATTTTTTCCAGATCGCCTGTCAGAATGCCGGAAATAAGCCCAAGCCCGCCTTGAACGATGTCTTTTATGCCAGCCATCATATTGCCTACCGGCGTACCGGCCAGCCCGCACTTCTCGATAATGGTATCAATGATGTCACCGAAAATATCGCTTACAGCGTCCAAAAGGCCGGCCAGCAGCTCCCGCGCGTGGTTTACAAAGTCGATGATGCTGTCCAGCGCCGCGCCCCAATCCCCGGAAAACACGCTGCCGATAAACGCTTTAACATCCCTAAAAATGTTGGCGATGTCCTGTCCTATTTTTTTCAGCCGGTCGGTAATTTTGTCCAGGAAGTCCAGCTTGCCGATTTGGCTGAAATCCGGCAGAATAATACCAGACCCGCCGCCGCTTTCGCCGCTTAACTTGTTGATCTCGTCGAACGAAGCCAACTGTTTACTCGCAGACTTTGCCGCGCCGCCAACGCCCTTATATGCGTTCTTCTGGTCGTTCAGGGACTTTGCCGCATTGGCGCTTTCTTTTGCCGTTGTTCCGAATAGGGCGGATACAATATTCGCAATAAACGAAACCACTGTAGCCAGTACCTTAACCAGCGCAGTAAACGCCGGGATAATGATCTGCACAAGCGGCTGTGCCAGCGTCAGCAGCGCTCCCTTGAGCTGCGCAATAGCGTCTCGTGCTTCGCCGTTTACGGCCACCACGTCCGCCAGCCAATCCCGGATGGCCGACAACGCACGGGCAATGATGGTAAAGACCAGCGCCCGCTTTGCCAGCATTTTTACGCGCTTTGTGAACGCCTCCATGCCCTGGGATGCTTTGTCTAACCCTTCTTGTATCTTTCCTGCGTTCTTGCCGGTATTGCCAAGCTGCTTGCCTAACTCACCGGCCTTTGCTTTCATTCGGTCAAGATCCGCTTCGCCCTCGCGGATAGCGGCGTTTTGCTTGTCCAGTTTGTCATTCATGGCGTTCCATTCTTTTTCCATAGACGCTACAGCGGCCTCCTGCTGCTTGATAGCGTCGCTGGTAAAGAACTCGCCGCCGCCCTTCATCTGCGCCAGCTTGGCCTTTGCTTCGTCAAGCTGTGCGCCCAAATTGTTGGCTTGGTTAAACAAAGTATCTCGCGCGGATTTTTTGTTATTGAGCTTTTCCTGCAGCGCTTCTATTTTCTTTTCCAGCGCATTGAGTTCTTTCTGCGCCTGCTTATCGTCAATTTCGGCCTTGATGATAACGGAGCCGTCCGCGTTTGCCATACAATCACCTACTTGCTTTTATGGTATTTATGTGGTACTATAAACAAACCACAAAAAATTTCTTGGAGGGTGGAAGAAAATGGATAAAATGACTAAGTGCAAGACCTGTGGCGCAGATATTGCAAAATCCGCGAAAGTCTGTCCAGCCTGCGGAGCCAAACAGAAAAAACCGGTTGTGCTGATCGTTATAGCTGTGTTTATTGCTATCGGCATTATTGGCACTGCGCTTGGCGGAAACTCCCCAGAAAAGGTTGGGGATACAGGCGCAAAAGGCGGAAACGGATCAACTGCTCCGCAGAAAACAGAATTTGCAGTTGGTGACGTTGTCTCCCTTAAAGACATTGAAGTCACGTTTGTGTCTTGCACCCAATCAAGCGGAGAAGGTTTTTACACACCAGACAGCGGAAACGTGTTTCTATTTTGCGAATTTTCCATTGAGAACAAATCCAGCAAAGATATTTCCATAAGCTCTATAATGTCTTTTGAAGCGTATGTCGATGACTACTCCACAAACATGAGCATGACCGGAACGTTGGCCGCAGACAAAGGTCAGCTGGACGGTACTGTTGCATCAGGGAAAAAGATGTCCGGCGTAATAGGCTACGAAGTCCCAGCAGACTGGAAAACGCTTGAAATCAGATTTACCCCGGATTTTTGGTCTGGAAACGACATTACATTTATTGCAAATCAATGACCGCTACGCAGCCGCCCTCCGGGGCGGCTTTTTTTACGTCCAGCCCTTAATGATTTCTTCCTCAGTTTCCGAGTACCGCCGCTTGATGTCGATAGCGTCGCGGTTTCTGCGGTAAAACTCCCTGTCGGCTTTGTCTTTCAGCTTGCCGTTTGCTTTCAGATCGCGTATACGCACGATCTGCGCGAAGTAGCAATCGCCGATTTCGCCGTAGTACGAAAGGAACGTCCACCAGTGCAAATACGGCAGCGCCCGCACCTCTTGCCCCGCTATGCGGTTGATTGGAGCAACGAGCAGTCGAAAGTCCTGTTCCCAGTCCATCAACTTTGTTGATTTTTTTTGCGCTTCCTCATTCCCGCCGTTGATAAACCAAAAGCACTGTTTTATTGCTTCTTCCATGTGCTCCCCAGGCATAGTGAAAAAACCGGGGTAAAACATCCCCAACACGCCGATGCACTTTTCTTCGCTTGTTAGTTCAACAGCAGACAGCACCGAGAATATGTCCAGTATCACGCGGAAATCCGTTTCTATTTGGTATTCCGTTCCACACACCTCAAGGCTCGTCGGAAGGTCGTACATCATCTGTGGTACTTGGCTGTATACTTTGCAAGCCTCTCACTGTGAAAAGCCTTTTCTCGCTTGATGCCCTCGTCCAGTTCGTCCATGATGGCAACCATCAGGTTCATCCACAGCGGCGCACCGTCTGCGCTGGCGTATACGCTCGTGCTGCCAAACAGCGCTTCACACACCGGTTGGTCAAACACGCCGTCGATAGTTTCACGCATTTCTGCATTCATCTCACGCATCCAGTCAAACATTTCGCGGCCACTCATTCTACCCACATTGTTGTCCCGCGCATCCTGCTTCTTTTTCAGCGCGTCAAACGCCGTGTACAGCTTATCCGCGAATGCCGGATCGCTGGGATTAAAAGAAAGCTCGCACGTTTTTCCATCAGTAGTCTCAAGCACTTTTTTGACTACGCCGGAATTGATGATAATAGTGTCTGCCATTTTTTATCCTCCATGTGAGGGCGGGGAACATGCCCCGCCCTCTCTGTTGTTAGGCCGCAGTAAACTCAATAGCGCCGCTGCTGCCCTTCTTCACGGTACCCACAGTGCGTGTGCCGCCATAGGTGATCTCGCTGGTGATGTTCAGGGTGCCGCCGCCCTCGCCGCCGATGCCGGTGATGGCAATAGCGCAAGCATCGTAGCGTTCCGCAAACATCGCCTCGCCGCTGGTGGCGTAGAAGTGGCCGATCATCATGTCCTGATTTGCCAGCGCCTGGGCGTCCTGGTCTTTGACGGCCAGGTTCCACATCTTCACCGCCGCAGCATCGCCCGCATCCAAGGGGATGGGGTCAAAGGTCTGCGTGATGGTGGGCTTCTTCATGGTCGTAAAGGTGTGGCCAAGAATGTCTTGCTTGGTGTCGGTGCTCCAGTCCATTTCCTCGCTGCTGTCTTCGACGCGCTTACCGATAGCGCTCCACACAGGCGCGGAAGCGGTGCCGGTATTCAGGTACGCAATGAGCAGTTCGCGGTCAATGGTCTGGCCCGCCGTGGTGTTGAATTCCAAATCTGCCATTATACATTCACCTCGTAATTCAGTTTCATAAGGATTTGGTGATCTTCGTCCCCGTTTTCATACATGGCAAACAGGGAAGATCGCGTGGTCGGCTCCATGCTGATAACGCGCTTGTCACCGCCAATGTCGGGCTTCTGACCATTTGCCCAGTCCCCGATAGCGTTCAACAATTCGTCAGCCTTGAGCCGTTTGTCGTTGCTGTTCCCCGGCTTCACGCGGTAGATGATCTTAAACTGATACTCCGCCACATATCCGCCGGTGATGTACTTCCGCACGATGTACGCCGCCTGAATGGTCGACATCGCCATAGCGGAAGTATCGGCGGGAAGAAACTCAAAGCGGATAAGGTCGACTGGCAGCTCTGGGTATGTGTTCAGCCACACAAGCAACTTGCGCGATACCTGATCCTCTTCCGCCGCTGACACGGCCTTTTTAATCTTTTCCAAATTTCTTCACCGCCTTATCTGCCACCTGCACCCACTTTTCCATGTTCTGCGCTTTTGAAGCGTCGAACCAATGTGCCTGTGCCTGCGGATGCATTGTTGTGTTAAATACAAGATTTCTGTCTGTGACCACCTTGTGCCCGCCTTTGGGGGCGTATGTGCTGCCGGTCGCCGGGTCTACCATCACTTTCCCGTAGTACAGAAACCGGGCGTATGGGCCGGGATAAATTACCTCGTTGCCAACCACCCGCGTTCTCTGCGTCAGAGAGCCTGTAAGCGCAGGTACAAAGGGGGTGGTATCTTTCATCACCTGTTGCGCTAAAACGCTTTCAGCGCGGCCACAGGCCCTTGCAAGCTGCCGCTTTACCTCGTCCATACCGGACGCGTCAACAGAGAACTTGAGCGACATCTCATGCCCCTCCGACTTCCCAATGCTGCATATCCGCGCTGCCAAAATCTTTCTCGTCTACTTTGGTCACGTTGTAGCAGCCGTCCTGTGCCATAGCCACGTCCTCTTTGTCTGTGACAAACTCGCCTTTCACAAAGAAAGTCAGCCCGCCATTACCGGTCACAGACAGCGTCCACAGCCCGGACTTGTCCGACGCCGCAAGAAACGCCTGCGGGGGCGCGTAAGTTTTGGCCTTGCCTGTCGTGCCGTCCACCGCTTTCACAGAAAACGGAATGTACAGGTTTACCGCGTCCGCGCTCTCAAGTCCGCTTTCTCGGACGTTTACCGCCTTGCTGGCTTGCAGCATAACACCGCGCAGGATGGTCACATACAGCTTTGTGATTTCCTCAAAGGTCGCCGGGTCAGTCTCCTGCACGGCGTTGTAGACCGTTATAGTGTGGGGCGCGTACAACCACAGCACCCCCCTCCCCGATACAGCAGACCGGTATGTGCCAGATACTCATTACAGGTCGCCGCCAGCAGTTTCTTCGCACCGTCCGTAGCGCTTAGTGCGGACGCAGCAGCTTCGCCTCCGCTGGCCAGCGTCCGGGAGTACCCGCCTACCGTTTCGCTTTTCACGTCATCGCCGGTCGCCGCGTTTGTCAGTTTGGTTGCGGCAAGCTGCTGCGAGGCTTCGATCAGCTGATACTTGTCCACAAGTGCACAGCAGCACATTTTTACAGCGTCCATATCAGCGTTATCTTTTGCCCGGTTCTGCGTGTAGTAATCGAGGAAGGAGCTGGCCCGAACAGCCAGACGCGGAAAATCTTTTTCGCTCACAGCGCCCATATAAGTGCCGGAGTAATAGGTGTAATCAGCGTATGTCATGTGAGCCAGCTCCTTTCAAATTAACCAGAAACGGTAACGGCAGCGGTGGAGGTCTTGCTGTTGTCCTGCTTGGACTTGGCGGTAACGGTGATGCTGGACTTGGTTTCCGCAGCGCCCACGGTCAGCACGCCGTCATCGGTGATGCTGGACTTAGTGCCGTCCTGAGACCACTCCACATCGCCGCTGACAATACCCTCACCGGTCACGGTAGCGGTAAACGCCTTGCTGTCGCCCTTTGCCATAGTGGCGGTGGCGGGAGCAACGGTCACGGTGGACACAGTACCAGCCTTGCCGTACACGGAGAAGGGGAACGGATTGGTGATGTCGGCGTTGTAAGCGTTGATGGGGTTGGCGATTTCCCAGCCCAAACGCATAACAGCACGGAGGGCCACCATATCGTTCTGCATCAGGTTATAGGTAATGGCCTTAGTGCTGGGGTCCTGAATAACACCCTCGGTGAAGATCTTGAAGGTCATGTCCTGGCGAATGGCATACACCAGCTGGCTCCAGTCACCAACAATCATCTGCGCCTGATTGGGGTCAAACGCGCCGTTCATTGGGAAGTACATATCCATGCCGTCCAGCCCGTAGCGGGTAGCGCCCTGCATATCGGACTTGAAGATGGGCTGACCAGTGGTGTCTTTCAGGCCGCGCAGCTTACCGCGCATCTGAATGGCGGACATAACGCCGTTAGGGTTAAAGCCGTCCAGCTCGACCTTGGAGATCAGGCCGCTTTCTCCCATGATGTCGCTGAACACGTCGGTGCCCATAGGCACTCCGTTACCGGCAGCGATAGCAGAGGGCACAACGCCGTTGCGCCAAGTGCTGGGCTTGTTGGTGCCGAACAGGATAGCCGCGTCGATGACCTTGCCGAAAGCCTCGGTCAGACGGGGGCGAACCTCGCCCCAAATGTCGTAATCGGCATCGTCCAGAGCAGCTTCGGGGATGGGGACGATGACGGCGATTTCTTCGGCGTACAGCTTCTTCTTGTCCCACGCCATCTTCGTGGTCTGCTTGAATGCATCACCTGCGCCAGCGTCGGTAACTTCGCCGTTCACGAAGTACGCGGAAGGCAGCGCATCCAGCACGTTGATGGTCTGGGTCTTGCTGGACATGTTCGCCAGTCGGCGACCCATACGCAGGACAGCAGACTCGGCGATAGCGCCCTGCATGATTTCGCGCGTAACAGGTTCAGGGATCAGCCCGGAAAGCGCATTTCTGTCAATGATATTTGCCATGTTTGTATCTTCCTTTCTTTACTTAAGTGCGCCGCGAATAAGGCTATTCATCGCGGCATTAGTCGCATTAGGTTTTTCACCGCCGCCCGCAGGAGCTGCCCAGTCGAACTTGACTTTCTGGCGATTTTCCGTGAGCTTATCAACGGCCTGCTCAAAAGTGGTCTTATCATCGACCATCTTTAGCGCCTTAAACGCAATAAACTCTGCATCATCGCCGGTCAGCCCTTTCGCCAAAACGTACTTGTCGCGTTTCATCTGCTCGATCTCCGCCTGCGCGGTGGTCAGAGCGGACTTGCTGTCTGCAAGCTCTTTGTCGCGCTTCGCTTGCCGCTCTTGTTCTGTCTGCTGGCCGTTTTTCCACGTGCGATACGCGGTAATTTCTTCCTCGCTGGGGATCCCCCTCATTGCCTTTGCAAGGCGCTTGCCGATCATGGCATCCACTTCCTCCTGCGTGAAGGTCTTCGCAGGTGTGGCCTCCGGCGCATTGGCCGGGTTCTGATTGGTATTGGTGCTAATTTCGCTCATTTGATTTACCTCCGTTTATTTTCTGGGCCGTCGCCCAGCGGTTTAACGCCTCTCGGCATGGATCACAAAACAAAAAAAGCCAACCGACTACAAAACATAGTCAGTTGGCTCTTCGTGCCACTTCCGCTCGCTCTTTTGCGCTGCGGGCGTTATTTATTTGTACCTATTATACCACACCCTGCGGCAAATTGGAACAAAATATTTGGTTTTTGGTTACTTTTTCACGTCACGACGCGCAGGTCCTGTCCATCACCGCCACAATGCCGCGCTTCTCCAGAATGTTGTGGATCATGAGTCGGCCTTTCTGCGTCCACTGTGTATGCAGCTTTGTGTCAGTCCGTCCGTCCGAATGGGTGAACTGGTTGGTCTTGCTCTTGGTGTAGCCCATGTTCATGTGCTTCTTGTAGAGTAGCCACTGGCCGTTGACCTTGTGCTGTACGCCCTCGTTCCGGAGGATCTTGTTCAACTGCTGGGCGCTCATGCCGTAGTCCGCCGCGATCTGCGACGTTGCCAGCGCATCCTGACTTTCCAAAATAGTGTCCACATAATGCCGGATAGGCTCAAACTCCGCAATGACCTGCGCCTGCCGTTCGTTCTCCGCAGCCAGTGCCAGGCGCTTTTCCTCTGCATCGGCCAGAGCGCGAAGAGCGGACGGGTAGTCCTTCGGCAGAAGATACATACCGTTTCTCCGGATAGACGGCAGCACCTCCCCAGTGACCCAATCCGTGAACCTCTCGGCTGCGGGCAGCTTGGAGCTGAACACAAGGCGGTAAAGGTCGCTTTCGGGGATGAAAGACATCTCTACTGTTTGTTCCGTTGTTTTGCCGCGCTGATTTGTGGTCAAGGAGACCCCGTCGCGTTTCACGACCCCCCTGCAATGGCGGGAAACGGCGTCGCGGGGGTTGCTGTACCCCAAAGCCCGTGCTACATCCGTGCCACAGAAAAGCACCGTGCCGTTTTCCTCTAAGGTTCTGACCCGTCCAAATTCGGGATTGCTAAAAATCATAAGTTCGTTCATGCAATATTCTCCTTCTTCATCGGTCTCATAACAATTTCGATTTCAAATCGATCCTCTCTTGTTGCAACGACCTCATTTACAACGTAGTCGCCAAATGCGTCAAGTAACACGTCGTTGTAGCCGCTACACCCCTCCTGCCATACCGAATAAGTGCATCCAAGAACAACCACATCCACCGCCTTTGCGGTCTTGATTACTTTGCAAACGTCTCTAACTGTCATAGTGAAAATCTCCATTTCTCTTGACTTGATTTTCACCGAAGAGGAGGTTATAATAGATTTAGCCTCTGCTTCGGTGGTGGTGAATTAGAACGCTCAATTTGTCTTTGCGGGACGGTGGGCGTTCTTTTTATTTGCCGATTTCTTCTTCGAGCTTCTTTCTAAACCACTCTGTTCTACCCTCGCCTTTTTCGGCAAGTTTCTTATCGAGTGCTTCGGCCTTTTCCTTGTCCACCATAAAAACAAGCTGTTTCATGGTTTTTCTTCGCTCTCTAAAATACTCGGCCCGGCTTTTGTCAGCCACTCCATCACCTCCTTTGTAGCTAACAACATTATATGTGTAGTTAGTTACAAAGTCAAGAGATTTTTGAACTTATTTTTTCAGTTCTTCCGCCTTAATGACCTGCGCTTTCACGCTGCCGTCTTTCATGCGCTTCAGCTGTACCCGGCAGCCTGCGGCCAGGGCCTTTTCGATGGCTGCTTTTAGCTTGTCGTCGATCATGTCAGCACCTCAATTTCGTTTGGCCTTTTGTTATCAAAAAAAGAGCCGCATTTCTGCGGCTCTTCCTCGTATCTTGGTTCTTTGGCGGGTGTGCCTGTCCCCGCATCTCTTTGTAACCTTGCAGGCAAGGTGCGTAGCGACACTAAAATCTCTACCTCAAAGAACCAATTTATTCTACTACAAGTATAGCCGCTTTATTCAGATTTGTAAAGTATTTTCTTGTTTCTGATGTACTTATCAAATTTCTTTTTGCTTACTTTCAAAAACGTTATGACAGAATTTTTCTTGTGTGCTGCGTCACCTACGACGGCAAGTTTTAGGATCAATCTGAATTTTTCGTCTCTCTCTGCAAATTCTTGTAGTATGACCGCCGTATTAGGCACATTATCTTCAAGAATGTACTGCGGCTGTGATAGCATTTCCCCAATATACCGCGAATACCGCTCATAATCATTTGGGTGGCGATCTTTGATGTGTTGTATACGCTCGTCTGTAATAACGACTTCATCTGACCTGATATTGGTGGATACCGCGCTATACTTTTCAATGTCAATTTTGCCTATCGTGTGCACGGTCGCAATGCTTTTACCACTTCGGAGAATTTGATTTGCGTCTTCTCCGTACAGCACTTTCAGCCGCTCCAGTTGCTCCGGCAAGCCCGCTGCTTTGCTGAACTCTTTGTATTTTGCGTTGAGCCGGTTCAATTTGATGTTGGCAACCGTGGCATCATCGGTCAGGCCAGCGGCCTTGTAGCTGTTTACCAGGCGTTTTTGCTTGCGGATGGTGCGCTCGAGTTTTCTTTGTTGTTGGCTTGCAGCGTATTGGTCATATTCCTTGCCATCAAACACAAATTTGTGGTTTTCAGGCTTCATATCTTCCAGCTGCTCATCTGTATATGTACGCTCCATAACGCCATCTACAAACGGGTAAAATGTGTGGCGCTATCGACAGTTCGCCCCGCCCAAGCCGGTTACAGTTCCGTAACCTGTAGATTGCTCAAAGTCTGGATAAACTGCCATTACACCACCTTCTTTCGTCGTGGTCTTCTGTTGTTAGCTTGTTCTTTTTGTGTTGCCCATCGGCAGTTGCCGGGTTCATAATTTCCATCGTTATCTATGCGATCAATGCTTAAACTGTCTTTATAGCCATTTGCAACCGACCATGCTCTAAAATTTGAAAAGTCATTTAACCATTCTTCACAAACTGTTATTCCACGACCGCCGTAATTCGGATAATTTTGTGATGTTTCCTCATAGCACCGACGTTTCATTCCATGCCATATTCTATAGAGCCTTGTTTTCCGACCGCCATGTGTAGTGCGAAGCGCTACAAGTTTTTCGTGTTTCCAACATCCACAACTTTTAGATGCGCCGCTTATAAGATTATTTGCTTGCGTAACAATTTCACGCCCACAATCGCATTTACAGCGCCATCTAATTTCTCCCGCTTTTGATCTTTCTGCTTGCTCAATAACGGTCAACCTTCCAAATTGTTGACCGCTTAAATCAGAAAACAACTTTTCTCCGATTTTTTCTTTTGCACATCCGCAACTTATTGTATGCCTGCTTTTCAAATTGTTTGCTTGCACAGTTACTTCCTTGCCGCAGTCACATACGCAATCCCAACATATTTGTTTTCTTCCAGATTTTGAGAGCTTTGTAGTGCCTTGTTTGGCAACTGTAAGCGACCCAAACCGTTTTCCTGTTAAATCTTCAAATTTTCCCATAATTACCGCCTTTCGTAATTGCCTTATTTTGAACAAACGGAAGGCGGCAAGGCTTACCGCTTTTCGCCCCGTCGGGCTATCCGTTTGTATCAAACGTGTTTGTTCCAATGGAACACGTGACCTTGCCACTTCGTATGTGCTTCCCACCCATTTGGCCCATCAATATTTCGTGCTCCAGAATGTGCGGACACTTCTACAAGGTCGGTTTCAAGGTATTCCATTGCTTGTTCCGCATATTTTTGATTGATCTGGTTCACGCCCGTCATAACTGCGCGGCGCGCTGCAACGTCGATCTGATCTCGATGCCCGCTCTCATACTCAACCGTCTTTAGGCCGCTGTTTGCAAGCTCCGTAACGGCATTCTTGATCGCCTGATTATAAGAGATAGACCCGCTCTCTATTTGCAGCGCTGCGCTGTTTAAAGCCCACTGATACCCTTTGGCGGGGGGCAGCATCGTCCGCCCTGCGTCTACCAAAAAACCCATCGAAGCGGTGATGTTGCGGAACACGTCCTGCGTCTGCCGTTTTATGGCGTCAATGGTGATTGCATCCACCAGCACGTCAGGCTGTGTAACATGGGCAAGGTCTATGGCATCGGTGTAATACTTTTGGTTGCGCTCCACCACATCGTCTATCAGCTCGTTCAGTTTTTTCTCGCTGATGCCAGTAGTTTGGCGTATAGCTTTTTCGATCTCTTTCAAGTCAATGCCATGTGACCGCAGCGCCCGGATATCCTGCACTGTTACTTCGTTCAGCTCGTCCCGCAGCTTCAGCCGGGAGCATATTTCCGTCAGCAGCGTGTCCTCAAGCCCACGGTACAGCTCTGCCAGTTCCTCGGGCATGGCATCCAGCAGTTCGGGGGTGAATGGATACTTGCTCATCTTACATGGCCCAAAACTACCCAATTAGGGTTTTTCTCTGTGCCAATGTTTACCCAAAAAGTACCGGGGTTTTCTCCATAGCCCATTACTCTACCTCCTGTTGCTGTTCCGTGGTCATGTCCTTCATCTTTGGCAGCGCCGCTTTTGCAGTGGCCTCGTCCTCGTTCATCCATTTCATGCGGAACTCCCAGTCGTTCATAATGCCCGCGCTGAGGAGCTGCATATCACGAGAAAAGTCGGTCTGCTTGTCCTCAATGATGCTGTCATCGAAATCAATGGAGATTTCAACGTCCTCATTCAGCCCCGCGTTCATGGCCGTGTTGCCCAGCCGAAGCAGAATGCGGCACAGCTCCACCAGCGCCTGTTCCAGCACGATTTCCATCTTTTTGATGGTGCGGAACATGGTGGAATTTTCGCTGATGACCTGTGTGGCAGTTGCCACGCTGCCGCCGTCAAAGCGGTAATACGTTTCGCCAAAGCCGCACTTGCTGGACAAAAGGTTCAACTGGTCTTGCAAGCCAACATTGAGCTTGTCGGTACGAAGCTGCGGCGCAATGGGAGTTACTACGTCGCCCTGCTGCGTGTCCTCTTCCAGCAGATAGAACCGCCGGTCGTGCGGATCAAGCGTTGGCTTGCCATCCTCCCAGCGTGTAGCGGGCATCTTTACCGCCAGCAACATAGGCCCGTTTTCAAATTCGTTGACGTAGCAATCATAGGCACAATCCACACCACGCAGCACATCAACAGCGTTTGCAAATACCGGAATACCCACCGGGAGCATATAATCAAAGTTGTTGGCAATGTTTGGCCTGTCAATAACAAACTGCCGCTTATCGTTGCCGGTATACACCACAGGGGGAATGCGCTCAAACCCCGGCACTTCGCTCAACTTGACATCGGACAAACTCTCGTTCTCATATCGATAAATACTGTTCTCGATGATGTACTGTCCCTGCTCGTCCTTGCGGTGGATTTGCAGATACAAATACGTTTTTCCCTGCACCGTCACCACACTGTCAAACGCACATTCGGTAATAAAACCATTGCGCCATGCCAGCGGAAAGATGTGTTCTATTGTTACGTAGTCCAGCACAATGCCGGATGCATCCCCTGGAATAGGTTCGCCAGTATCATTGACACTCTGACCGACTACACGCGGGATATAGGCCACAGTGCCAAGGGCGGACTTCATTTCCTGCATCTCATTGACCTTGACCGTGAAGTTGTTGCCGGTCAGAATGCGGTCAATAAACTCCTGCTCTTTTTTGCCCTCCAGCGTGATTTGGACTTTCTCGTTCATCAAAAGGTTTGCCCAGTCCTCGCAGACTTTTTTGCCCATGCCCAGCGTCATGCGCTCACACTTTACCCAGTCATGTCCATTGTACCGCTTGTAGCGGTGAAATCCCTTTACGTTGCCCTGATACCACGACTTCCACACGCTTACCTGCGTATAAAATTCTTCTGGGATGGTCGTATAGCCCAACTGTTTCAGCTTGTCGATTACCGTCATGCGATAACTCCCATTCTGCGGCTTACAGGCTCAAGGGCATACCTAACCGCATCTATCAAATGATTGTTTGCGTCTGGATACCCGCTGATGATGTCGCCGTCTTTGTTTCTTTCGTACTCATATCCCACAAATTCGTCATAAGCGTGTGGGGTTCGCTTTCTGTCTATCACAATAGTGCGTCGCTGCAAGAACTTCATGCCGTACTCTACAGAGCCAGGGCCTTTGATGGCTTCAAAAGCTGGAAGCCGCATAGCGCGGAAGTCCGCAACGCTTTTTGGTTCAGCGCTGTCGCAGATAATGCGCGTGTCGTTGTACCCACGCTGCAATATCATTTTTGCGCTCTGCTCATTAGACATTTTGTTTTGATAAATCTCGTCCAGCAAATATATGGTTTCTCTTGCGCGGTCGTAGTACAGCCGGATAAACGCAAACGGGTCAGGAAAATAGCCCCAGTCCACGCCTTGATACAGTTTATCAAAACTCGCAACCTCTGCGTCAGTTATTTCACGTAGCTCCAGCCGGTCAAACACGTTGCCGCCAGTGCCCACGGGAATGCCCAAATACTCGTGCTGGTACGCTCTCTCGTCCGTGGCCTTGAGATGTTCCGCCTCTGCCAGAAACTGCTCACCCAGCCACTCCGGTGGGGCTTGCAAGTACGTTGATTTGTGGCACAAGCGGTCTGTGCGTTCCTCCAAACTGTCCTTGTTCGCCCAGTTATCGCGGCTTATCGGCGGGTTGTAGCTTTCAAAGTTCCAATACTTCGAGCCGCCGCGCATTGTGGACTGTAAGATAGTTCGTATCTCGGCACGACCGGAAAACTGGTCTTTCTCTTCAAAGTGCGTCACGGCAATATAGCCAAATGGCACCTTGATAGACTTGATCTTCATGGGGTCGTCCGCGCCGCGGAACATGATCTTCTGCCCGGTAGGCTTGTAGATCAGCTCCATCGGGGAAACCTTCGCTTCCCAGTATGCCGCCATGCCCAATTCGCCGATTGCCCAGATATACTGGGCATACACGCTATCGCGGATGGTGTTTGCCACCTTACGCAGCACGAGCGCGTGCGTTCCCGGATTGTTTATCAGCAGCAGGGGAACAAGTAAAGACACCGTGGAGGACTTCAACGAACCGCGCCCGCCGCTGAAATCGTAGTGCGTGTGACCATGCAGAAACACGTCATGCGCCACGCCGTAGAACGCAGAACCAATTTTTTCAGACAGGCGGATGTCAGACATCAATTATCACCTTGACGCCCTCTGTGTTGATGTTCTGCTCCACAATATCCTTCTGGTCGAGGTACTGTTTGCCAAGCCAGATCGCCATTGTCGCGTTCTTTTCAGCCAACCTGAACTGCGCCCTCCGCAGGCTTGATTTACCAAGCTGGCTCTTGTTTTTATATGCGTCCGAGAAAGTCATTTTATACGTTCTTTTACACCAAGCGTTCAGCGTATCCTCACAGCATTCCAGCACTGAGCAAATCTCTTTCTCTGTGCACTGGATAGCGCATAGGTTTTCAAACAGCTTCTCGTTTATCTCTTTCCGAGGACGTCCTGTTCTTGCCATACACGCCCTCCTTTCTGCGTTGGCGTTTAATAAACTTTTCCATGTCCCGCTTCAAATACGGGCTGCTTGTTTTGGCAATGATCGCCTGCGCTTCTTCAATCGTCATTTACCAACACCGCCTTTTTACCAGTAAACTTCTCCCACCGGTCAATAATGACGTCCGCATACTTCGGATCGTACTCCATGCAGTAAGCGTGTCGGCCATTCTGCTCCGCCGCCATGATCGCCGTGCCAGAACCAGCAAACAGGTCGAGCACATTTTCTCCCGGCTTACTGGAACACTGCATCTGGTAGTCAAACAGCTTAATCGGCTTCATGGTTGGATGCTCCGCAGACTTTACTGGCTTGTCAAAATTCAAGACGGTAGTCTGCCTGCGGTTCTTGAAGAAGTAGTGCTTCTTGCCTTCTGTCCATCCGTACAGGCAAGGCTCGTGCGCGTCCTCTTCAATCTCACTCTCGCCGTACAGGCAAGGCTCATGTTTCCACTGGAAATCCTGTCTCCCCATCACAAGGGAATTCTTTACCCAAATCAGGCACTGCCGGACGCGCAGCATCGCATCTCTGCACGCCCCGCGGAAGTTATACCCTTCGCTGTCTGCGTGCCAGATGTAAAACGGTGCGCCGGGTTTCATGACCATCGCCGCATTTGAAAACGCATCCGTCAGAAACCGTCTAAACGCCGTATCCTCCATGTTGTCGTTCTTAATCTTTCCGGCGGTGCCCTGATAGTCCACATTGTACGGAGGGTCGGTGAGCAGCAGATCCATTTGTGCCCCCCCCCACGAGCGTCTGTACGTCTGTCAAAGACGTACTGTCTCCGCACATAAGACGATGGTCGCCAAGCTGGTACACATCGCCCAGCTTGCTCTTCGGCTCTGCCGGTAAAACAGGTTCGTAGTTGTCCTCTACAACTGACGTGTCGAGTTCATCTCGCAGGCACCAATCAAAGTCAAAAGCAGACAGGTCAAGGCCAGGTAGTTCATCAGCCAGCAGGTCAAAGTCCCAATCGCTCTCGTTGCTCTTGTTATCCACCAGGCGCAGGGCGTTCACCTGCTCCTGTGTCAGATCGTCCACGCAGACGCACGGCACTTCTTCCATGCCCAATTTCTGCGCCGCCAAAGCGCGGCAGTGACCGATAACAATAACACCCTCTCGGTCAATTACAATCGGCTGCACGAACCCGTACTGTTTAATGCTTTCAGCCACATTGCTAATTTGCCGTCTATCGTGCTTCTTAGCATTTGCAGCATACGGCATAATATCCGCCAGCCGCTTGTTTTTTACTTCCATGTGGCCTCCTTTGCCTGACGCACCGGCCTCCCACCACTGGTCTTTGTCATTGGCACGTCTGTACCCGGCTTTCGCCTCACCTGAATATAACGTCTTCCCTGGGACACATTGCCAAGAGGTGCGGGAAGTCCTATCCGAAGTAAGCAGACTATTTTGGACGCATCCCTTTTAGCGGTCTGCCAGCGCATCAGATACTTGACGTCCGTTTGCCCGCATGGGGCTTGCCATCTGTCGCCGCATGGGAGGTGCGACCTCCCGTTCCCCGAAATGTGGGGTGGCATCGGCCTGCGGCATATTGATCCCTCCGGGCGGAGCCGAAGCCCCGCCCATCAGGAAAAGAAGGGGGGAAAAGAAAAAGAATGGAGATGCAGAGTTTGCCCCTGCATCTCCCATCATAATGTGCGTTTTTTCAATTTTTCCACTTTTAAGTGGAATTTTCAAAATTATTTTTCGGCAATATCTACCACGCAGGGATAGTCCGTCCTGCCCATCAGATAGTCCACCGACACGCCGAATTCATCCGCTATGCTCTTCAGCGCGTCCATCGTCGGCTTTGCCGTTCCCAGCTCATACCGGCGTATGGCGTCCGAATTCAACCCACAGCGCTCCGACAGCACATACCGCTTCAGTCTCTTTTTCTCCCGCAGCTTTCTAAGCCGTTCCGGGAATTCGCTCATATCAGCACCTCCTGTTCCATGCTTCGGTTGCTTTTGCTTTCAGAGCTTTGTCCGTCGTAGCCCAGTCGGGAAGCTGGTTGCAGTGTGTCCACGGGTCATTCATAACGCGACCGCCAACAGCGCCTCCACGCGCGTGGCAGGTGTTGCATCGGACAGAGTAGGTGTGCATTTCTACGCGCATATCAAGACCATTTTGCCCCGCGAGATGAGATTTCCGCTCGACCTTGAGTTTTGTGCCGCCGCAAAACGGGCAAGGTTTCAATTCTGCCATCACTCCACCTCCACTTTCAGCTCGTCATACAGTTCGTTAAACTGCTTGTCCCATTTCCTCAGTCCGCGGAAACAGTACACACCCAACACGATCCACAGCCCGCTGGTCAGGTTCTCCATCACTCCACCTCCTGCATCCAGAACTCGCGGCGGCAATCGGAGCAACTATGGGGTGCACACGGGCTGTCATCATTCCTATGGACAGCAGATACCCTGGCCGGGCACAATGATAGTACACCATCCTTATCAAACTCCGCCTCAGGGAAATGCTCCAGAAACATACTCTGACGCGTTTTGCGTGGATGTGCGGCACCCCATTCCTCGGTGTTCTTCACAATTTGCGCCGCATCAACGCCCCACATTTCACTCATGGTGCCGCACATTCTGTTCCGCTCCTCGATAAACTTCACAGCGTCCATCACATATCCCTCCATCTGCACCCGTCACAGGCGCCCTCGTGTGCGTGTTTGTACTTCCCGCAGTATTGGCATAGCTCGTTTTTCATGGCGTGCAACTCTTCTTCAAGCCGCAAAACCTTGTTTGTTTTCGATGTAGCCATCTTAATCAGTTCCTCGACATCACCCGGCGCGTAGCCGGTGTCCTCGTAGGCGGCGAGGCGCATCAGCGCTGTGTCTATATTGCCGGTTGGTACTGCGTGGGCGTGTCCCCCAATGCTCTCATATTCTGTCATCCGTTCCATTGTTCTCCTCCTTCACCGCCACAGCCTTTGCCAGCTGTGCCATGCCCTTATTCATGTCCTCTATCTGCTTATCACGCCGTGCAATGGCGTCCTTCAAGCTGTCATTGGCTTTCATCAGTGCCTCGATGTGTCGCTGCTGGTTCTCGATCAGGTCCGCGGCTTCCCCAGAAACCACACCAGCACATTTATAACGCGCCGGTCTTTCAAACGAAGGGCACTTATCCTTTGGGCACGCCCCGGTTTCTATTGCCTCACAGTGGCACCGCAGCGCGGTCACAATCTCGTCTTTTGTCATGTCATTTCCCCTCTCGCATCTCCGCCCCATTGCTCCGCCATAGCTTTGGCGATGCCGGGGAAGGTCTTGCTCCTGGCTTTTGATCTTTCTTTACTTGGAGAAAGCCAATACAACTTATTTCTATCCCGATCTGGCAACTTTAAAAAACCTTCTTTCACGTTCTTCGTTTCTTTCAGCAACGGAAGCCCCTTCAACCACAGGCAGGTGCTTTTTTCTTCCAAATGCCCAAACATCCACGGGTGCACACACTGGTCTGCTTTTCTGTACAAAGAAGCCATAACGCTCACCGGGTTTTCAACGGCAATTTTCGGAATATCCGCTTCCACAAAACGCAGAAAAAACGCCGCAGCTTCGTAACGCAGGCTCAAAGGTTTCTTCCCTTCTGTAAACCACCGCGCTCCTGAAACGCTAAGATGCGTACACGGCGGATGTGCGATCAGCATATCCCACCGCCCCACGTCATGCACCTGTCCGTCCATCGTGGTCACTTGCCCACCCTCGATGGTTTTTAGAGCGTCTCCTAAAATGTGCCACTCCGGATGTCCGCCAGACGGTTCCTGTATGTCGCAGGAATATGCTTCATGCCCCAACTCGCGAAACGCCTTGCACACCTCTTGGCTTTCTTCACACGCAACTAAAACTTTCATATCAATCTCCAAACACCACGCCGCACTCGTCCTTCAGCACGTCCTTGATGTGCTTCCGCTTGATGCGGCCCTCGTTGATCTCCTCCGCCAGTTTCTCCAAGCACTCGTACAGATACGCAATGCTCTGCGTGTCCCGGCTGTCCGATGTCTCCTCTTGGACATGCCAGCCGCACTTGTCCATCAGCACCATCGCCACCATGTCCATGTTCTCCCGTGTGCCTTGCAGCTTGCCACGCATAAAGATGCGGTC